GGGGCCTGCTGGTTCCCGGCTTGGTTGAGACGGGGGTTCCACTGACGGAGACCTCCCCGGTAACGATTGTTCTGAGTGGGACGGGGGGGGCGGGTGTTCGTTCTAACGTTTTGAGCCCGAAGGGGAAGGCTGTTCTTTTGACCCATGCCGAGAAATTCTTGGCAGGGCCACTTCTTGTGGTGCACTCCGTGGAAGGGGCACAAGAGCTGGGCATTGTTGATCGAAGAGGCGGCGGCGGCGGACATGTTCTGAGTTTGGACCATAAAGTGACGAGTAGGTTAAAACCCTTTCATGGTTGACTGGTAGGCTTCGAACAGAGTCTTCCCTTTCAGTGCGGCGACCATGTTGACTCCAAACTTGATGGCTTGATTGTCTGATAGCGCCATCGTTGAGAACATGGACCGGACACGGCCGGGGCTGTTCTTGTAAAGGTGGTTGGCGACCACTGCGTGGGCCTCCCGCTGTTCGTCGTTGAGAATCTCGTCAACGAGTCCTCCGAGCTGATAGCCGAGTTGGTACTCGGTCGCGTAACTGACTGCAACGTCGTCGAATTTGCCGTTAACGACGGCAAGTGCGAGTTTCATTGCAAAGTGGATGGGCTCGCGAATGATGCCATACCTCGTGCAGATGAAGCCACAGAATAGAGGCTGTGCGATGAACTCGGTCTTCGAGACGATCTTGAACCTGTGCTTGACGGAAGCCCAAATCTTCGATTCACGTGCGAACCCGACGATGAGGGAGTCATCTCCACTGACCATGTAGGGACCGGAAAGGTCATACTGCAGGTTCATCAATGCTTCGGAGAACATCGTGTTGAACTTGTAAGTTCCTGGTTCGCCGGTGAAGCGCATTATTGCCGACCTGCCAAACTGATGGTTGAGGGAGCACTTCTGTTCCTCATACACATCCAGGAATCCTCTCGGAAAGCTGTAGTAGGCCATGTGCGCTAGCTCAAAGTGCACGGCCTCAGCACCCTGGCTCTGGTCGAACGCGGTGTAGTCGTTCGTGGTGAACTGATTGCCGCGGATGTGCTTCTCACACCACCGGTACATGCCGGTAAGGGTGGAGCCACCGAGAATGAAGATTCTATCCTCCTGGTTGAGGCTATCTTTCTTCACAATGTAGCGAACCACGGGTCCGAAGAGGAGCAGCCACTGGTCGTTCATTTGGGCGAGCGTCTGACCGGCCTTCCAGCCACCGTTGAGGTTGTCTGGCTTGACCTTCTGCTGTGACTTCATGAAGATCTTCACAAGGAAGAAGCTCCAGTCGGCCGAGCTTTTAGGTCCGCTGAGCATGAGTTGGGCGTGGGTCTTCTTCGTCAGCTTGGCACGGTCATTCTCCTGGATACACTCGGCGAAGAGTTCCTCGTCGAAAGGAACATTATCCTCGTCCATGCCACGAGTCCGGTGAAAGCTCTGAAAGAGAAGCTGCCCGGCTTGCTTCTGGGCATACATCTCAGCTCTGTTCTTCTCGAGGGAGCTCATCGGGAGACGCTTCTTTTTGCTGCCTGGTAGAAGCGTGGGGTCATTC